CATTAGAGAAAATTTTACGCAAGACGATCTAATCTGTTTAACTGGTGATATTGTTCACGCTAAGACGGATGTAACTCCCGAATTAGTAGAAGAGGTGCAAGCTTTTCTAAAAAGTCTAGCAGACATTGGAAGAGTGTTATTGATTCCTGGCAATCACGATGCGAACTTAAACAACGGTCATAGAATGGATGCGTTGACTCCTATCGTTAATGCTTTGAACCACCCTAATCTAACTTACGTTAAGAAGACCGAAGTATTAGACATTTATAACAGCAACGTTACTTTCTATCACTGGTCTGTTTTTGATAGTCACACCGAGTATCCGAAATGCGTTAACGAAGGAGACGACTTCAAGATTTGTTTGTATCACGGACCAGTTAGCGGCACTGTTACAGAAAGTGGCTTTGGTCTTTTCGATAACGATGTGAAAGTAGAAGATTTTGAAGGCTTTGACTTGGTTTTATTAGGCGATATACACAAAACTCAATTCTTAAACGAAGCTAAAACAATCGGCTATCCAGGATCTTTGGTACAACAAAACCACGCTGAGTCTTTAGTACACGGTATATACGTTTGGGACCTTGCAACTAAGTCTGCAGAGTTTGTGGAGATAGAAAACGATACTGCTTTCTATACAATCGAAGTAGACGCTGGAATGTATCAACCATTACCACAATTACCTAAGAATCTTTATCTAAGAATTAAATATAGGAACACAGATCAGTCTGAAATTAAGAGAATAGTAGCCGAAATCAAGCAAGAACACAACGTATTAGAGACTTCTTTGATGAAAATACGAGACTTCACTACTTCTTCTAACGATAATAAGAAACTAAACGTACACGATGTAAGAGATGTAGAGTATCAGAATACTTTATTAGTAGATTTCCTAAAAGAAAAGTACGATTTAGACGAACAATCAATCAAAGACATTTGCGAGATCAACAAGATAATCAATAACGCATTACCCAAGTCAGAAGTTCCAAGAAATTCTATCTGGATACCTAAGACATTCGAATTTTCAAACATGTTTAGCTACGGCAAAGGCAACTTTATCGACTTTTCTAACATGACTGGAACTTATGGTATCTTTGCACCTAATGCTAGCGGTAAATCTACGCTACTTGACTCAATCGCTTACTGTATATTCGATAAATGTTCTAGAACTACTAAGTCTGCACAAGTAATGAACAGTACTTCAGATTCATTTCAGTGTAAATTGGTCTTCGAACTTAATGGATTAGAGTACACTATTGAAAGAAAGGGCTCAAAACAAAAATTGGGTAACGTAAAAGTCAATGTGGACTTCTATTATACTGATCAAAATGGAAGTAAAGTTTCTTTGAATGGTAAAGAGAGAAACGACACTAACAAAAGCATTCAAAATGTTATGGGTACGTACGAAGACTTCGTTCTTACTGCGTTATCTATGCAAAACAACAATACAGGTTTCATTGACATGAATCAAAAGGACCGAAAAGACCTTCTTTCACAATTTTTGGACATAAATGTGTTCGAAGATTTGTACAATCTCGCTAATAACGATATGAAAGAGGTCTCCGTTCTTTTGAAAGAGTATCAAAAACAAGACTATTATGAGCTATTGAAGAAAGCAGAGTTCGACGTAGACACATTTGACATAGCTTTAGACGAAGCCAAAGACGAAAAGCTTGCTATTGAAGCTAAAAGAACCTCAACTAATAGACTTATACTTAGCAAAACTACCGAATTAATCCAGATAGATAGCGATATTATTGATATAGAAGAGTTAGAGAGTCAAAGATCAGCGATTGATGCAGGTATTACTAAAGTAACTTGCTCTATAAACGATAATGGAGATCTTATTGGCTTTGTGGATAAAAAAATAGAGGAACTTAACAAGCAAACAGTACACGATAAGTTAATTAAAGACATAAACTTAGAAGATTACAGTCACAAGTTAAGAAGTTATGAATTAGATACAGCAGCTTTACAAGAAAAGAAGCTAGAATTGAGTCAAGCCAACACTAATCTACGTAACAGTAGAAAAAAAATGGAGAAACTTGCCGAATTAAAGTACGATCCTAGCTGTAAGTTCTGTATGGATAACGTTTTTGTAAAGGATGCCATAGAAACTAAGAACTCAATACAAGAGGAAGAGAAAGCTGTGAAAGACTTGGAAGAGACTGTAGAACTTTTAGAAAAAAGAATTAGACAATTGTCTTCTGCAATAGAAATTAAAGCGGCCAAAGACAAGTACGACAAAGATTTACAAGCTTTAGAAACCCAAAAGAATAAACACAACGCTGAAGAGAATAAATTAAGAAAGCGACTTAACGAAGCAGAAACTTTATTGGGTAATATAAACACAAAAATAGATTCCCACAATCAGCAAGAGCAAGCGATTCAAAAAAATAAAGAAACGAATGCTGAAATAGATGAGTTGAATAAAAGCTTGAGAGCAATAGACAAAGAATTGGACACCGTTAACGACCAAATCTCTGATATTACTGCGAACAAGAAGCTTGCTGAAAACAATAAAGCAAAGTATGAGCAAGGCATTGGTAAATTAAAAGATTTAGAAACAAAATTCAAGGACTATCAATACTATTTACAAGCAGTTCACAGAGACGGTCTTCCTCACAAGCTAATTGCTAACATTATTCCTCAAGTAGAAGAGGAGATCAATAATATTTTGGCACAATTAGTGGATTTTCAAGTGGTATTACACGCTGACGATAAAAATATAAACGCATACATCGCTTATGACGAAAATAACTTTTGGCCTCTTGAACTTACTTCAGGCATGGAGAAGTTCGTTGCAAGTTTGGCTATCCGAACCTCTCTTATCAACGTATCCACTCTTCCTAGGCCAAATTTCATGGCAATAGACGAAGGCTTTGGAGCGCTTGACCAAACTAATCTGAGCTCAATGGTCATGCTATTTGATTATCTTAAGACACAATTTAAGTTTATCATGATCATATCCCATATTGACTCTATGAGAGACGTGGTAGACCATCATATTGAGATAAACAAAGTGAATGGTAGATCCAAGATAGAACAAGCAGCGTAGATATTTATTATCATGATCAAAACAGTCATCGCCATATATCCAGGAAGGTTCCAACCATTTGGTAGGCACCATGCTGAATCATTCAAATGGCTAGAATCCAAATTTGGTAAAGGCAAAACTTTTATTGCTACCACAGACGTAGTAAACTTGCCAAAAAGTCCTCTTAGCTTCAAAGAAAAGAAGCAAATCATAGACAAATATGGAGTAGGAAGCAGTCTAGTTCAAGTAAAAAATCCATATCAAGCTCAAGAGATTACTCAAAAGTTTGATCCTGAAACTACAGCAGTGGTTTTCATGGTTGGAAAGAAAGATATGCAAGAAGATCCTAGATTTAAGATGGGAACCAAGAAAGACGGAAGTCCTTCTTACTTTCAAGTGTACAAACCAGGCATGAAGATGGAAGGTTACATGAAACATGGCTATTTGATCGTTGCTCCACACACTTCTTACGACATTACTGGCTTTGGTGAGATGAGCGGTACTACTATTAGACAAGCTTTATCTTCTAATACGAGCCCAGAAAAATATAAACAACTTTTTACAGACATATTCGGTTGGTACGATCCTAAAATTGCCGATATGTTGAAAAAAAAGTTCTCTCAATCTAATAGTGTAAAAGAAACAGTTAACTTTGAGAAGTCTCTTGTATTAGAATACCTAGTTTACAATTTATTAAACGAAGGTGGCAAAGTATTTAAGACTGCAAAAGGCGAAGAGGCTACACAAAGAATAAACCGAGCTGACGTTGTACCTACTGTAAAGTATCTAGAAAAAATGACAGGCTTGAAACTAACAGACAACATGTTAGGTACGACTGGCAAGAAAGAAACTAGCGGTGACTTGGATTTGGCAGTTAGTGAAGACGAAATTACAAAAGAAGCATTGGTTACTTTATTACTAAAAAAGTTTCCACAAGAAGATATAAAGAAAAGCGGTACAAACGTTCACGTAAAAACTCCAATTAAGGGAAATCCTAAAAACGGATTCGTTCAAACTGACTTCATGTTTGGCGATAAAGACTTTATGAAATTCAGTATGCAAGGCGGAGCTGAGAATTCTGAATTTAAAGGAGTAGATCGTGCTTTATTAATGGCTTCTATTGCAAAAGCGCAAGGATTGAAGTGGTCTTATCTAAACGGATTAGTGGATAGAGAAACAAATAAGACTATTACTAAGAATCCAGACGAGATTGCACAAAAGCTTTTAGGTAAAGACGCAACTAGAGAAGACTTAGCAAGCGTAGAAGCTATATTGGACGTAATAAAAAAGAGAAAAGACTATAAAGACTTAATAGCACAAGCTCAAGCAGACTTTGAAAAGAAAGGATTAACTTTAAACGAAGGTCTATTATTAGAAGCTGACGCAAGAATACAACATCCTGAAGATTTAACCTATTGGGAAGGAAGTAAGGGTGCTTCAAGAGCTTTGGCAACAATGCTTTCTGTAGCAAAAGATCCAAGCAAGATCTCAGTAAAGTGGGACGGAAGTCCAGCCATGATATTTGGAGTAGACGAGAAAGGAAATTTCATTCTTACTGACAAATCTGGGTTTACTGCCAAAGGATACGATGGTAAAGCAAAATCTGGAGAAGAATTAAAAGACATGTTTTTAAACAGAGGTAAAAAATCTGGAAAACCAATGTCTAAAGACTACGTTAACTTCGCAAATAATATGGG